CCCAATAGGGGTGAAGTATTTCGTGTACCTCCAATTCTCGTGCTAATAAATCGGCGAAGTCTTTAGAATTCCCCGGGTATTCTGCTACGTAGTCATGTGCGCATTGAAGTGCGACGAGGAAGTCTAGTTCGGAGTGATGCAGTCGACGTCTTTCTTGGCCCACATTTTCAAGCGCCATGTCGTATACTTCTTCGAGGTCTGCCCCCTCCATGGCGCTTGAGTATTCTTCATCCGATATGAGATGACCGATTGCGCATTTGAGCGTATTTCCTTTTTTGTCCTTCGTGCGAAAAAGACATTCCATTGGTGGGTTACCATCCTTGTTGTATTGAACGGAAGGAGCATTTTGCTCGAACAATTTGTTAACGACGAATTCGAAAACTTCTTGGAAGTTGTATTCGTGGAAGGTGGTCAAACAAAGTGCCATGGTTTAGTCCTCGAGGTTGAGATGGGAATCGGTCCACAGAAGCAGCAATCGACCATTAGCTTTGATTTGCCGGATCAACCGCTCCTTGAAGTCGCCCCTTTGATTAGCAGTTGCTGCTGCGTAATCATGAGCTTGTTGCAGGCTCTTCAGCAATTGCAATCGTTCTTCTGATAGCGGTCCTTCTTGTTGATTTATGCTTTTGTAAAGCTGGCGTATAGAGTAAGTTTCTGATAGCGCCTCTCGATAGTATTCGTTCGGGATGAGCTGACCGATGGCACATTTTAGCGTGGTTGGATTATCGGAGTCTACCTCGATTCGGTACCGGCAGATTATTTTTTCCTCTGTTCCACGGTGTTCTGCGCTTGGGCGACCTTGTTTGAACAATCGATCAACGACGAAGTCGAAGATCTGTTGATCTGTGTGTTCGTCGATGTTGAGAAATGAAATGTCCACGTTATGTCCTCTTTGTGAAAAGTGCCCTGCTCGGAACCCCCGGGCCAGGGGTCAGGGACAATACGCTCCGAGCTGCGTTGGGGAGGACGGTCTAAGCTGCTGTTTGACGCGGAACAATTCGAACATCGTATAAATCTTCGGGATCGTCGATAGGAACGATTTGTACGAGTTCAACACGAGATCCAGGGCGTCGAGCAACATGTTCGGCTTCCTGTTCGGCTTCCTGCTCGGCTCTTTGTTCGATGTTTTCGTGGGTGCTGGAGTTTATGTTGTGCAGATGTTCAGTGATCTGAGACAACTCTAGGTTAATTGTTCCGGTCCCATCTTCTCCGGGGACTGGCGCATAGAACGTAATCTCACCGTCGTTGTTAGTAGTAGCGAAGCAATCGAATGTGGTTCGAACCGAGGCGGAAGCGAAACGGAACTTCGGTGGGTAGTTAATCAATCCAGAATCATAGCACTCGAAACCAAGTTCTGCGCATTGTTTCTCGAATGTATGGGTGACGAAATTGATCCAAGTTCTTCCTGCGGCGTCGTCGTTATTGCAAGTTTGAAAGAACGTTTGAAGTACTTCGGCGAATGCTCGAAAGTCTTGGTAGTCCTGGAGCAATTCAGTGATGATTGCACCCCAATCGCCGAAGCACGGGCTGTTGTCCGTGAGGATATGCGGGTGCGGAGTTCTCGCACCATCGTACAGTCGTGGCGCTGCATCACCAGACGCATCGTCGGTGCGATAGATCTTTATTGAATTAGAGGGCAACAAGATCTTTACTGTGATGTCGGGGAGAGCGATCGTAGGGATATGACCCTCGTCCAACCAATAATAGGGGTTGGAAGAAGGTTTCATTTTGAGGCCCGTAAAACGAAAGCTAATGTGCCCAACGTCGGGGCCGCCATTGCTTTCATCGTATTTTACGAGACGAACGCTTGAGCTTGGGATATGATCTAATGCACTCAAGTCCCTTCGAATTTCGGGGGCCTTTAAGATGATGGGTTCTGACGTCTCGACCAATCGAGTTAGGTCACGCTGGCGTTGAGCGTGTCTGTCCCGATTACGAGAGATGTGTGACCGATATTCATCAGCACGTATTTGTGTGCTCTCTGCGGGACCCAGGATGTGTCGTCGAGCTTCTTCCAAGAATGTATCGATCCAGTGATTAGCATTCGGAGAATCTATGCTGCGGAGGGCTGTCAAGATCTCGGACTGAAACGCATGCAGATAATGCGCAGGGTTTCGTCTCAGAAGCGTGTCCAATGATCGTTCGAGTTCCGTTAGTTCGCCGTCGAGCAGGCGCATTCTGTGCCTTGTATCCTCGACTTCGTTTGAATTGAGGTGCAGTTTTAACTCTTGGACAACTGGCATCACTTACCCTCCCTCGGAAGTTTCCTCTTGTTTCTTACATCTTGAGCGAACGATTTGACGTTGCTCGGCGGTGCGTCCCCTTCGAGGCAGACCAATAGATCTTCGTCGTCATCGAGTCGCGGGGGTGTAACGAGTCCTCGTTTTTGCTGCTGGTGAGGCCGATAATTCGGCGGTTGGGTGGTCGGATAAGTCCAAACACCTCGGTTACACGTCTCTGATACGTTGGTTTCGAGCAGTTCGTCGAGTTGTTCTCGTTGCCGTTTGGTAAGACCGGGGGTGTAGAGTCCGTCGGAGACGCATTGGAAAACAACACCACGATTACAGTCGTATACGTCGATTTTACGTTCTCTTTTCTTGTTGTAGATACCTCGGATGAACAGTGGAGTGTACTCGAGGAATTCATTGATTTGATCTTCGTCCTGCGCACTAGGGTTCACCGCCATATTGACGTGGCTGTGCCCCCAGAACAGTAGTTTGTTTGGGTCTTGGTTGTTATCAATGAGAGCGGATGCCAGCGCAGCTATAGACGCTGCATTGATGTCTGTTTCGGTATGTCTTACGTTCTGTTCGGGTACGAATAGGTCGGTGATGGTATAGCCACGGGCGTGTGCCTCGACCAACCCGAGAAAACCAACTTCCTTCTGGCACTTATCTATGATGTACCAAAGTCGATCCCAGACCAGGGGCTTGTAGTACACGTTCGGTACTTGGAGATCGGTATCGATGATAGGACTGATGGTGGCGCTGTTGCTGCTCGACTGAAACCGTTTCTTTCCCATTAGATGTCTCCTGTTGCCATGATGAAGGGTCTGAAGTAAACGTTGGTGCGTTTCTCGTGGTTATCGTAGTCGGTCAGATAGTTGATCATCTGCCAGACAGCGAGATTGGCGATGATTGCTGCTGTCGGCCCGACCGTAATCGATGTACCGCATGCAGAGGTTTCAGCAGCATCGTCATCGATGAGTGTATCAGCCCATTTCTCTACCTGCCAGGAATCGCCTGGGCGGAAGCAGAATACGTTGCCGTAGCTGGATGCCATACGTGTCTCGAATACGTATTCGACCGGACAGTTTTGATCGACAATGTAATCAATGATTTCAGTCCGGGACTTCATGGTGTCGGTGAGCAGAAAGAGTAAACCTTCTGGGTGCCAGCCCTCGAAGGGCACTCGGCGGTTGATGAATTGATCAGATCGAAGCGTTTCTTGGGTGCCCGTTTTGTCGTGGAAGAACTCCATGAGTGCATCCACTTTGAATTCGCCCAGGTTCTGGGCGAGGTAGATTTGATTGGCGAGGTTGTGTGTTTCGACGACATCATCGTCGTACACGGTGATGTTCGTCAGTCCCAGCTCGACCAGAGCAGCGAATACTCGGGAGCCGGTGGCGCCAGCACCAACGATATGAATGGGGAATTGGCGAAATTCGTAGGCTTTGAATACTTCGTCGTGCCGGATGGTGGAAATCATAGTGGTCCCCTGTAAAAAAGAGCGCCCCCCTCTGGCAAAGAGGGGGGCGGGAATCAGAGGGCGTTAGGCGTTGCCCTTGGCGCCCTTGGCCAGAATGACCTTGTCGCCGTCACTGAGGACGGTCGAACGGGTGGCCTCCTGACCGCCAACCTGAATCTGCTCGTTCTCGGCCGGCGTGATATTGGCCGCCTGAAGAGCCGTGTCGACTGTCGAGCCGGCCGGAATCTCGACCTCAACAACGGAACTCATGACACGAACGACTTTGACGCTGATGGTATCCATCGTATATCTCCTTACCCTGTTTAGGGTGTCTGGGGTGGTAGTGAACGCTTGAGTAAATTCAAGCGCTTTGTTTCGGGTCGAAACTGAAAGACCCGAAAATTGATTCGAAGTAATACAGTACGGCTACGAATGAACGCTGCTCGTACATCTGCTCGGCGATACAGTTTGCTCTTGAGTTTTGTGTCGCCTGGATCGATTGGAATGATCTGCCAATCCGCCGTCAGTATATGCGGTGGATGGAACATTTTCTCCCGTAGTAAGTCAGTTTCGTTTTCTGTTCGAGTGTGGTGGATGTACTCATCCACCGGGGTGGCGCGTTTGTAGTCACTCATTGAGTGGGTGGATGGCTGCGATGTCGTACCAATCTTCGTTCGGATTGCAAGGTAATGGGTCGGATGCATCCTCGAAAATGTCTTCCCATCCATGACATTCATTACAGAACTCGCAGTAGACCCAGTCTTTTATTGTTTTACCTTTGACTCGAACTGTGTTTTTGGTTTGAGACGGCATGTGTTGGCTCCTGAGTGGATGCGTCGGAATCGGGGGTGCAATATCCTAGTGTGAGGAGAACGACGATGCCAATGATGAAGTAGAGAATCTCTCCGTCGGTTGGGTCAGGCTCGTTCATGACAGCTTTGCTTTCCGATAGCAATGCGTGGCGCACGTGAGTAGCAGATGAGCGGTGCGCGTGAAGCCCATTCGATGTATGTGGATTGTACTTCGCGCTAAGTACTTCGTTATGCGCAGGAAAAACCCTCGCTTACTCATTGGCGTACTCCTCGATTAGATCAGCCAGCTCGTGAAAAGGCACTTCGTTTATATCATTCAGTAACATGAGCCTCGTAATTTGTTCTTTGTTCAAGGAGATTGCTCCTAGTACTTCGGACGGCGGTAGAAAAATTGTTCCGTTGATGCTCCATCGGTTGGGGTTGTGCGGTGCGGGTACCCAAAGATTGTCGGGATAGTACACGTCGCAGAGCACGCCCATAACGCACCAACGTCCGCCAGTTCGCAGACCACCGTCTGTATTTTGTAGGTAGAGACCTGATTGTAGCCCACGCACCCAATACTCTTCGAGGGGGTTCATTGATCTTCCGGCGGGTAATACCGTTCGTAGCAACAATGTGATTTGGGGGGTTTTACCCGGGCGAACGCTCGTTGTAAATCTCGGCGGAAAGGTTCAGAGTTGTAGACCCATCGGCCGTAGACGTAACGTCGCCAGCCAGTGCGCTCAAGTGCAAGTAGATACAGGTCGGGCACAGCGTTGATCATCGCTACATAGTAGCGAGGAGAGTAATTGGACTCGGGTGCTCGTACTTGCTCTCGTAGTCGCTCGATCTCATGCGCACACTCATCGAGCAACTGTGCCATGACGGGGTCTTTTTCGGTGGTGCGTAAGCTCTTAGTTACTATGCGCAGTGCGTTTAAATTGACCATGATTCGCTCTCTTAGTCGAGATCATCGAGCAAGTCTTGCGCATCTTCGGGGAGTAGGTCGGTCAGTTCCCGCGGGTTTTCAGCCACTAGCTTGCATTTTGCGATGTCGATATTTTCGATGCCTTCGTCGTCGCGAATACGACGCAGGATGTATTGGTAGTTTCGCTTTGATGTTTTGTAGACGTCGCCTGCGATGATGAAAAATACGCCGCGTGATTTTGCCATGACCTACTTCCTCTCGTTTAGTAGCTCCGCAGCTCGGGTTTCGATGTCTTGTAGGATCTGACGTGCTCTGGCCGCTTCGATCGATTTATTGCGGACACCGTCGCTGGCGAGGTTACAGATGGCTACGGAGAAATCGCAGCCTAGATTCCATAGTTTTTCATCTATGGGCGCGCCGTCCTCGTCGCGAGGGATGTCTTTGCACAGATTGCCACAAGCGCAGGTCACCCAATCCTCGGCAGCGTCCATAATCTCCTCGCACTGCTCCGCGTCATAGCACCTGTTTTCTAGATCGTCGATAGCTTGCGGCCAGTCGTAGGTGTAGGTGGGGTCATACATCTTCGCCGACCTCCTGTGGATACAAGTAATCCCGCGCCGCCTGCAAAGCATTGCTTTCCGGTAGTCCGTCGTCTTGGTCGTTGGCTAGAGCGCGCAGCAGCGCTCGCAGGAGAAGGTGTCGTAAGCCATTATTGCCCCCCTCCAATTTCCCATTCGATTTCTACCGGACGTTTATGTTGTATGGCGTCCAGTAATTCCTGTTCAATTTGTTCGTACACTTTATCGGGGATGAATTCATCGAGAACGGCGCTTCCGTTTTCGGTCATCAAGTAGAACTCAATCTCTGCAGGACAACCGGGGTAGCCCCCGTCTTCTGAATCTACGGCAGGTTCCGGGGGTGAGTAATAGGTCACGACGGGCACTACTTTGAGGTCGATGGTGATCTCGCAACGAAAGACACCCTCGGATGTAATGTATGGTTCGTCGTTCATTACGTATTTCTCCCGCGCTCGTGCCCATGCTGGTGCCGTTCGATCCACTTTTCTAGCCAATCAATTGCACACAAGTATAGATCTTCTCGATAAATATCGACTTTGATAAGCAGGCTTTGGGGACGCTGCGGCCCTGGCTGAAGGATAAGGGTGCAATGACGGAGGTTTGGTACAAAGTGCTTCGTGCTTCGCGCGACGATTTCAGCGTCGGCCCGTTTCTTGAGATACGTCTCGCAGAGAGAATTCATGAATTGAAGTCCTTCTTCTTGATTTTGGCCATACGTCCGTCGGGGTGGTGCCATACTACTCCCTCGATATAGTGATCGGCCAGCCACAATTCTAGCCCACGGAAGTCGCGCGGCGCATCGAGTATCTCGGCATCTGCATGCGCGATGAGCGTGTGGGCCTGAAACCCCTCCGGATTGCCCTGTATCTTCGGTCCCACCAGCTCGTAGGTGCCGTCGGGCAAGTCAGGCGAGAACGCTTCAGCGTGCCATTGGTTTTCTCTAGCTTGCAAGTCGACGGGTACCCAACCGAAACGCTTGCCCGTGATTCCGTCGAAGTCTACCTCGATGAAATCCTCGAGCGTAGGTTTGCCCGGGCGAACCTCACGTCGCTTGAATAACAGCCCGTCCTGAATCATGCAGCACGTACCGTTATATTTGCGCGTTGCCACGCCCTCATTTTCGAAGACCCAGAGGCAGGCGGGGTGTGGTCGACTGGTGAGTCGCTTGGGATTAGCGGGGTCGCGAACGAAAATGGTAGGAATCTTTTTCATTGGTTTGTTTCCGTAGATTTGGTGGGAAGGAGTACAGTCTCTGCCCATAGTAAAAGTTGTCGTAGACCGTTTTCGAACTCCAGTATTTGCAGAGTTTGATCTTTGTCGTCTACGGGCTTCGCTTCGACTTCAAGTTGAAGCACATCCTGAATGTTCTGAAGTCGTACGAGAGTGCTATTGATGGATTTGAAGGTAGCCTGTAAGGACGCAGTGATTGCAGCGGTGGGATTGGTTTCTCGGGTTATGGTCGCTCGGCTGAGATCGTGGATGCGATCGTCCAGCCACTCCAGTAACTCGGCGTTGCCCTGTTCTTTGAGCTTTAGTCGATACTCTTGGAGGATTAGAAAGATGCGGGAGATTTCTTCCTGTGGGTAGCTGTGAGAGTCGGGAAACTCTGCAATTTCCTCGGCTTGTGCCAAGGTGGTGCGGAAGGTGTTGAAAGTAGTACTCATGCAGACCACTCCTTTGAGTTGCGGTTGTGCCCTTCAATCTCGGGGCAGAAATCAGGCGCTTTCTCCAGCGCATCGCGCGGCGTACGTTGCACGAAGGCCCACGCTCGCATACGTACGAGGAACTGAGAGCGTGTGATGCGTCCCGCCTCGTAGAAATCGCGCAGGTGCCCGGGCACGCTCATGCGCTGCTTGGGTGTCATCTGAGAGAGTATGCGTACATACTCAACCCAGGTAGGGCAGTGTTGCGGTGTGACGCGCGCATCAGCGGTTCCGAAGAGGATGAACAGTACCAAGAGAAAGTATCGCATAGCTAAGAGCTCCGTACTGGGTGCTACGTACTTCGAGCTTCGTATTACGTACTTGGGGCTGCGATAGTTATTCTGGGGAGTTTAGTATCTCTTTGATGGTTTGTAAAGGAATGAAATTTGCTTGATCTTTGAGCCACATTCTTTCCGGTAAGTCGAGCGTTCGAAATGAAAATAAGTTCAGTGTTTTCATGATGCGATAGCGGTTCGTATTGTTGTGTCGGACCAAGTGAGTGGTGCCGCGGTTAAGTGTTGGGGAGCTGGCGTCGTTCCAGAAGAGTATTTTGCCTTGGTTGGAGTCTCGTGCGCGAACAAGTAGGTTAACTGAACCCAGGTTAGTTTCGTTGTGGTGCAGGCGTGTCAGTGCATCGCGAATGGTGAAGAATGAAATGACCAGAGAGAAATCGGAGATGAGTGGTGCTCCGGAGAGGGTGAGAGAATAAAAACGACCGTGGTTCACTACCGCGAAGTCATGCCCCATGGCTGGTCCGAACAACAAATAAACCGTGTAATTCGGCAGTCTTATCGTGTCCGTTATGGGTGGAGTGAAGCGACTCCATGGTATGTATTTACCATAGTTGCCGTTTAATAAGTAGAGAGAAGATCTAATCATCGCTACGTGCATATTCAGTGAGGTAAAACAGGATGTCGTATAGAGAAAACCAATTCAACACTTGTGTGTGCGGTATAGGACGAATAACGAGGTCTGGGTTTTCCTCTGGGAGTGGTAGGAATCTACCATGGCGTTCATCCCAGCAAGCGATTCGTCTTCGAGGCGCAGACATGGTTGAATGAAGTAGGTAGTGATCTCCGTTTACCAAGTTGTAAGTGGTTGTTGATTGTGGGTAGATTATCGTGCCTTCGTTGGACCTAATATTCAAACTGGGTCTAATGCTCAAGTTTTTCGAGACCATGAAAGACCAATGGTTCGCGTTGAATGTATATGCGGCATTGAAGAGCCGTTTAACGTAGACCCACCGACGTATGTTAGTACGAGGTAACGTAAAACATTGGTCGTGGGGGCGGGGCGGTAATACGGTGAAGACTTGTGGATCGACGGGATTAGGCACTGCTAGATAAAACTGTCCTTCGGCGTCTTCTATTAGTATGGACATTCCATTTTCTGGCCAGAGATCGTACGTGTCATAGAAGGAATAGAACCACATAATGACGTGGCCTTTCCCAATGCTTCGATCGACGGCGTAGAGATATACATCGGTTCGAGTGGTCATGAGCTTGCTTGTCGCATGTAATACATTAAGTTGGCGATGGAGAAGAAGCGAAACCGCCAATCCCCATGGTTATTGGGGAATAGTATTTGGGTGCGATTGTAGCTTCCATTAATAACGAATCCACCAAGTGCAGGATCCCACCAAGCGATGTGTCGCCAGTGAGTACTAGAAATTACGTAAAAATTGTTGTAGGCCAGTGTGTTAATGTCGGGCCAAAAGATGCAGGGATGTAATAGATTGCCTGCGTCGGTGCCGCGTTGTACTACGAGAAGAGATAGATTGTTGTTGGGGATATTTATGTTCGACTGACATAGTTCGGTGAGTGAGTAGCAAGAATCCAATAGATGCGTCGTGGGAAGACTACGGACGATGAATCCAGGTGGATGTGTGGAGGTGAGTATGGATAGCTGACCATTATTTGTTTGTGGCGAACGTTTTATGTTTACGAAGTGGAAGTTATTGGTGAAATCTTGTGCGATGCAATAGTAGTTATAAGGTATTTGTTGCTGAAGGAGCGCGGGTAGATTGTGGGTGGGAATAATTTTGCCGTGGCGGAGATATCGATCGACGATGTATAGGTTTGCTAACATGGTGTTATGCGTCTTCGTATTTGTTGCATTAGATCTAGTAAACGTATGAGAGGAAAGAAAGCAAGGGTATTGCTTGGGTGACACACGTCAACGGTGGTGTCTGATCGACGAATTATAAACACACCCAGCCTGTCATCCCATTCAGCAATTCGTCGCCATTGCGTGCTGAGTACGAGGTAGTAATTACGGTGGACTAAAGCGTTGGGATACATCTGTTGAGAAAAGGGATGCAGTACAAATCCTTTGTTGATGCTGTTGTTAACTACGAGTAGTCCTAGTAAATGGTTAGGGGTTCTGAGTTCGCGATTGCATAGCGCGGTGAGAGAGAAGCAGTAGTTGCGTAAGTCATGCAATGGAATACGAGTGACGTCGATAGTGAGGCGGGTTGAAGCGAGTACGGGCAATTGACCATGCGCGGCATCTCGGGCAGTACGGCTTGTAGTTACGAGGTAGAAGTGATCGAAGAAGTCTTCCACTATGCAATAGTGGGCAAGATCAAGAGTTGAGTACAGCGTTTGGGGGTGAATGCGGCTGGCTTTCCGAACAGCTCGGTTGACCGTGTGAAAGTGCATTGTGCTATGTGCCTTGCGCTGTGTGCCGCATGTAGCGCAGCAAGTTAGAAATGGGGAAGAATTGTAGCGAGTCGTCGGGATATACCCAGTTGTAGTTAGGGTCTCGAACTGCTGAAAACGTGCCCGTCTCATTAGACCATTTGGCAATGTAGCGCTGGTTGGGCGCGAGAATTAAATAGAACGCATTGTCTATTAGATTGTGCGTAGATTCGAAGCGCTGAGGATGTACCAACATGTGTGAGTTATTGGCGGGTTCGACCAAGAGCAATGAGAAAGAGGTGCTGGGGATTTCTGGAAATAAGAAACACAGTTGGGTGAGTGAGTAGCAAGAATTCATTATCTGTGTCGGTGAGATAGTATCGGCGAAAGTGCCGCGTCTTGTTGATTGGGATGGGAATAGGGGCAATGGATTATCGTGATTGATTCGACTTCCATTGCCTAGATTGGTGAGATAGAAGTGGCCAATGAAGTCCTGCACGATGCAGTAGTGTGGGGCCAGCATTCCGTGGAAGGTATCCACGGAGAGGGCGTGGAATTCTACGGCTTTCCGTTGTATTCGGTCGGCGGCGTAAAGTTCTATTGACATGGTGCTGTGTACTCTGCGCTTTGCACTGTTGAGTCGGTGTCGAAGTTCTTAGTGCAAGCCGTTGATTTTGTCGGTGTGGTGCGAAAGGTACAACGCATTAAGTTACTGAAAACTAAGAATTAAATGCTACTTAGATACATGTGCTACCAGCGTGTCAGCACATGTATCCGTTGTTTTTGTGCCTAATTTTGCTTCTAAGTTATTGAATTTACTTGTATTTTTGTAAGTTATTGAAACTTATATATAAATATATAAGCTATTGAAATATATGTAGCATATATAACAATAGATACATTAGATACATGTTCTGACAAGCAACTAGGTTACAGCAAATACAGTGAAAACGAAAAAAGGGAAAAATAAAAAACACCTATACTGTGCCAATGTCGGCCCTTTTTGGCAGCACATGTATCTATTGTTTACGGCCCCACGTATAATCAATGAGTTAGCGTTGGGCAAAAAGTGTCGAGATCTCGACACCCTAAAAAATCCTTGTAAACCAACGATTTACGTCGAATTCCCCTGGCAGCACATGTATCTATTGTTTTTGTTTCCGTGTATAATCAATGAGTTAGCGCTCGAGGGCGGGGGTGTCGAGATTTCGACACCCTTATAAATCAACCACTTATGCTGAGTTGTTTGTGGCAGCACATGTATCTATGCTGGGTTGTCCGTGGCAGCACATGTATCTAAGGGAGCTATGTGATGAGTGAGAAGCGTAGGAAGGTGTGGGAGGCTTGGTTGGTTGATTCTGTGCCGCGGGGGCGCCGGGTGGATTTGCTCGCTGAGCTGCGTGCGATGAACCGTAAGCATAGGTTTCGGCTTTCTGTTTCACGTGCTGTGAGTATTGCACGTGAGCTTGGGTATTATGTTTGGTGTGTTGGGGATGAAGATTCTGACTGCGATTGGTATATTGCTTATCGACCGAGACCGATTCCTGTGAAAAAGGTTAGGCGCATGCCACGTGAGAGTATTGAGTACGGACCGATATTGAATCAGTGGTTAGATCGAAATCTTCGGGTAGGGGAGCGTTTTTTGGTGGCTGATGTGTACAGTCGCTTTCGTCGAGAGTATGAGGTGGATTATTTGGACCATCGAAGTATAGGGAAGCGAGTGGATCGAAGTAAGTATCGTTTGTATTCGACCATGGTAAAGGGGAAGCGAGCCCGAGTGATTCGACGTGAAAGCGAGTAATCCCCGTACCCCTTGTGAATCGTCTCGGGGTGGGTGGGTGGGAGGAGGACCGCAATCGTTAGATTGCGGTCTCGACGAGTGGTCATCGTTCATGTTCGTCGGTGAGTAGTTGGACGAGGAATACGATGAGTAGAGTGAGTAGGATGGGTGTCATTGGTGTCGAGCGCTGTGTAAATAAAAAACGCCCCCGCGGCCAGCGCTGAGCGGAGCAGCTGGCGGCGGGGGCGAGGGGGCATGAGGGAGGTAGGACTACGCTTCGCTAGTGTTCATTCACCTGCGCACCGATTTATACCCGCTTAAGGGGGACCGGCGACTCACGTAGATTTACCATCCATGCATTTGGATGCCTACCGTGGTGGGTTGCAGCTAGAAGATCGTACTTGGATCTTCGCGCTGTGCTCGAGTGATCCACTCGCCCAGCTCTTTCTGTTGGGCTTTGAGCAGATGGACGTCGTTGGCGCTGTCCAGGTTGCCACGTACGACGCTCTCGATTGCGAATTCGATCACTTTTGAGATTCGCCTGTCGATGGTCTCAGCGATCTTCAGCTGATACCGCGGCGGCAGGTGTTCGAATCCGCCCCGAGGGGTCAGTTCGTGGTAGTTGTCCAGGATTTGATCCTTGTTCTGCGACAGCATGTCACTGGCACGCTTGCGCTGGTTCTTGATCGCGTCTCGGATTTCGTCGGGTGATAGCTCGAGTACGGGTACGAGCGATTCTACGACTTTTTCCGGTACCGATCCGTTGGACTGGATCATGAAGTCCAGGGTGCTGCCGGGGTCCGAGCACGCTGCCTTCAGGTCGTCGGGGAAATTCAGTCCGTCGAACACGTATTCGAGGACGGATTTCAGATGGCCCGCGGTGGTTGCGGGGTCTTGGGTTTCCGGAACTCCTGCCATTCCGAATTCCGAGTTCTCGAGCGAGCGTTCGTGGCGCTCGTTGAGGAGTTTGTTGAAACCGTCGATGCCGGACTCTTCGGTCGGGGTGTTTAACTTCATGTCGGCGCTCAGGAGTCCGAGGATGCTGGCGTTGATGGATCCAGCGAATGCGCGGACGTTGTACGCTTGCGTGCGCAGGTCGAGGGGTTTGAGTCCCTCGATGAAGTGGATTGTGGGGTCACTCATCGTCGATTTCCTCCAGTTCGTCGAGCGAAAAGAACAGACCGCCGCCGCCGATGGCGGGGCCGGTCATCATCACGCGGTCCGGGTTGACGGCGCCGATGATGGGGTCTCCGCCGCTGGTCAGAACCGTCTTGACTTGGGAGCCCTTCAAGTCAGGGGCGAAGGCGGGCGGTACGGTGATGCGGTACTTCTTGTTGGGGTCGATACTCGTCATTGTGAGTTTCTCCAGTTGTTGCGAGCGAGGTCGAAGATTTCGATTGCCCACGTGGGTGATTTGTCTCCGAAGTTGGGGACGATTCGCGAGCATGTTGCCGCGGCCGCGTCGATGTCTCCGTCAAAGCATTTGGCGATGTGTTCTGATGCCTCGTTTGACAGGAGGGTGTACCGGCGGTCGAGCTCGATCACTTCATCGAATTCGAATTCCTCGAGTTCGATGTTGTCGGTACTGAGGTTTTCGATTTCGATTTCAACGCCTGGCGCAGTCCGAGCTGCGTCGCACAATGCTTGATGTAGCGATTTTGCCATTCCCAATTACCTCGTTTGTAGGGGCTAGTAGTTAGTACGGAGTGCGCGGTGTGCGGCACCCCGTACCAACCCCAGCCCCCAGGCAGTACTGCCCCTGACCTAACCCAACCCCCCTAACACCGCGATGAATCGATTCTCCGGTGTTTCGAAGGCCACAGAAATAAAAAAGCCCCCCAGCGCCGGAGCGCCGGGGGGCGAGGGGGGGTAGAACGGCAGGTGCGTTTCCTGCGGCTCGAGCGGTTGCTCGAAGCTCAGGCCGTACGCCTTGGCCTCGGCGTTCTTCGGTCGCCACATCACGACCTGCTCGGTCGCCCCGGTGGAACGGTCGAGGAGGGTGAGCCTCGCGACCGGGCCGTTATCGACCCGCTGGCTGGGCGGGATGGGCGTTCCGGTGAGCTGGAATCGCCCGCCGGCGACGCTGATGACGCCGTTCTCGAGCGTGCCGCGCACCGTCTGGTAGGCGTCGTTGCCGAGCCGTATCCGACCGAACACTTCGGTCGAATTGGCAACAAACGCGAGCGTGCCGATGCCGGGGTTGGTCTGTGCATCCGTCATGTCGATTACTCCTATGCTTGATTGCAGCAACATTGCTGCCACACCCAGCCCCCAGGATGGTGAGCTGGGCCCTGCCCCCAGCACGCAGGGTGCCGGGGGCTTCGAAGGCCACAGAAATAAAAAAGCCCCCCAGTGCCGGAGCGCCGGGGGGCTTTGCGGCCTACTCTTCGTTCGCGATGCGCAGCAGCACATCGGCATGGCACGCCTTCGGTGCGCACCAGCAGACGAGATCTCTCCCGCGCAGCTCTGTCTTCACTCGAGCGACAAGCCCGGGCTTAGACTCAATCCATTCCTCGAACCGAGCGATTACTTCCTCGCGCGTTCCGTGCACTCCCACCTTGAACGGATTCCCGAACGCCGTCGGCCTGCCGACGTACACCGCGCTCGCTGGTCGACTCCCATCTCGCTTATTCCACACTTTCGGCATATCGATTACTCCGTTGTTGAACTCAACCACAGCCCCCAGGCCCCTATGAATCTCCGGGGGCAACAAGGAAAAACCCCGCCGACGAGCTGCCGGCGGGGCTGAGGTGCTATGGTTCAGAACGGGAGGAAATGGTGGACTGCGAAACCGCGGCGCTCGATCTCGGCCTCGATCAGCTCCGCGAACTCTACGGCGTTTGCGAATGCGTAGGTGATCTCGAGGTGTCGCCGCGACTCCGTGTCTCCCTCGGTCCGGCTCTCCTCCTCGGCTCGGCGGTTGTCTTCCCGCACAGCGCGCGCTGCGTCGTACAGCGCTGAGAGGGTTGCGGTGGTGATGTACTTCAATTCCATGTCGATTACTCCTGTTGAATGGGACACGAACCTCAACCACAGCCCCCAGGCCCCTATGAATCTCCGGGGGCAACAAGGAAAAACCCCGCCGACGAGCTGCCGGCGGGGCTGAGGGGCTTAGAACGGGATGTCGTCGTCTATCAGTGCGACACGGCGGATTCTGCGCTCCTGCGCTATACGTTCGAGGAATTCCTGGGCTGCCAGATGTTCCTGGACAGCCTCTAAGTCGGGGTCATCCTCTCCGGCGGTTCGAGCCTCGAGGTCGTACTCCACTGCCAGAGCGGCGTCGTGCAGCAGCTCGAGCACCTCGTCGCTGAGGTTGGCGATGGGGAGGAATTTCTGGGGCATATCGATTACTCCTGTTGAATGGGACACGAACTTCAACCACAGCCCCCAGGCGCGGCGTGTGAAGGGTCGACGAGGGAAGATTCCAGCAACGGTGGGGCGTGCGGGGAATCGATGCGGGAAAATCCCAGCGATAACTGCGCCCGACGAGGAGGTATCCCCGCGGCGATAAGGGAGAACAGCCAGGAACGGTGCTACGACGAGGAGGGCGCAGTTGTCGCGGGGCGAGGCGGGTGAACGGGGGCGCGGCGATCAACGGGGCCCAGTCGGTCGGGTTTCGGTTTGCGGTAGAACGAAGCGAAGGGCGATGGGCTGCGGCGCGGCGTGTGGGAGGGGGGAGGGATGCGTTAGCCTCAGATTTTTGAGGTCTGCGCCCCGGTTGGGGCTGTAACTTAGTTCTGCGTTAGCAGCCCCATAGATCAGACGTTTATAAGGCGGATGACTATGTCGACATCGCTGACCAACCAGAGGTCGTTCGAGTATTTGATGGAGTCGCTGAGTTCTGCTCAGCGCCTCTACGTAGAAGCTCGTGCGAGGGGCTCGTTACCCGTGCCTGCCGCAAGGATCGCAGGATTTAGTGACGCGAACGAAGCCGCTAGGGTCTTGGAATCCGATCCAACCGTGCGCTCTGCGGTGGAGATGTGCATACGAACTGAAGCACACCGCCAAGCCCTGACGCGCAGTGACGTGCTCGAGAAGCTCCACGATGCGCTCATGGTCGCTGAGAACACGAGTGAGCAGGTCTCTGCACTGCGTGAGTACTCCAAGATTCAGGGCTACTATGAGCCTCAGCGGCTTGAGGTTTCGGGCGAAATCAAGCACTCCATAGAGCGTATGGCGCAGCTCAGTGACGTCGAGCTGGCCAAATTGACGGCGATTGACGGCGAATACACGCCGCTCGACTTCGAAGATGCCGAAACTAGATCTTGAGCTTGATGTCATACTCACCGATGCTCCTGGGTGCTTACTCTGTGGCAAAAAAGTGGCCGCACCCGGCGCTTCGTACTGTGTGCAATGTGCGATGGGCGATACGCTAAGTCCTGGTGAGAAGATCGAGAACGAGCGAGAGGCCCGCCGGCAGGCCGAAGCGGAACTCGCCTCTCGTGAGCTTTGCCGGCGGCGCTTGCTGCCGCTCATCTTGCGCTTGAAGCCCGATTACATAGCCGGGTGGTTCCATAAAGACCTCGCTGCACGTCTGGAGCGCTTCGTTTTTCGTATCGAAGCGGGTGAATCGCCCAAAATGATCATTAATGTCCCTCCGCGCCACGGCAAAAGCGAGCAGGCATCGAAGTGCTTGATCGCATGGGCGCTGGGGCGCAACCCCACTTGGCCGTTCATTGCGGCGACGCACTCCGATAAATTGGCGGTTGATAATTCCCGAGACGTGCTTCAGTACTTGCGGGACGAGCGATATAAGGCCGTTTTCCCGGGCCTTGAGCTGGACAAGGACAACAAAGGGGCCACAGGCTGGCGCACGACTGCTGGCGGGGCCTACAAGCCGGTCGGTGTGGGTGCGGGTATTGCCGGCTACGGCGCCAAGGTGCTCATCATCGACGATCCGCACCGAGATAGGGACGCCTACTCCGCCACCGTGCGCGAGACGCTATGGCGCTGGTACAAGTCCTCCGCTCGCACACGCTTGATGCCCGGCGCAGGGCAGCTGCTGATTCAGAATCGGTGGGTGCTCGACGACATGACGGGTATGGTGCTTGAGGAGGAGGGCCGGATAGAGGACGGCGGTGAGTGGGAAGTAGTGTGCTACCCCGCGCAGGCGACGGAGGACGAGTGGCGGCTGCCTAACGGCATCATTTCCCACACCCACGTCCCGGGGGCGGAGCTGCTACGCAAGAAAGGCGAGTTCTTGCATCCCGCGCGGTATGACTACAACGCCCTCAAGCAGCACATGGAAGATCCGGTCACTTGGCAGGCGCTGTTCCAGCAAGATCCAACGGCAGGTGACGCGGCGACGTTCACAGATGACTGTATTCATCTGGTGGACAAGGCCGATGTACCGAAGAACCTCGCCTACTACACGACGGTCGACTTGGCTATCAGCATGACCGAGCGCAGTGACTTCACGGTTTTGTTGCACTGCGGCCTCGATAGCGACGATAACCTCTGGGTCGTTGAGATGCAGCGGGGTCGATGGTCGACCATGGAGATTCTAGACCACATCTTCGACAGCTACACGCGATATCGGCAGGAGTTCATTGGCATTGAGAAGGGCCAGCTACAGATGGCCATTCAGCCGTTGCTCGATAAGGTCTTGGGGGAGAAGATCAAGAGCAACCCGCTGCTGAGTTACATGGACGTGGGCGAGCTGGACCACTACAACAAGGACAAGCTGGCTCGCACCGTGCCCATTAAGGGCCGGATGCAGCAAAAGAAAGTTTTCATCGTTCAGGACGAGCCATGGTCGCCCATTTTCTTGAAGGAGCTGCGTGAGTTCCCTGCGGGACGGCACGACGATTGCGTCGATACGTTGGCATGGCAGGGCATGCTGCTGTTTGAGATGGTCGGCCATCGCACGGTTGTCCGGCCCAAGCCCAAGAAGTCCTGGAAGGACAAGCTGACAGTTGCTGCCCGCGGTCGTCGGACGTTCATGTCCGCTTGAGATAGCAGCCCCATTTCGTAGCATGTAGCGTTCTCTCGATTATGGTCGAAGCGACTGAATTCAACGATACGCCCGAGGCGATTGTAGACCGCAACTGGAGTGCGTTTCGGTTTGCCTACGATCAAACTGGGCACTCGCAGTACGTCACGGACGCCAACAAGTTTCTGCGCTTCTATGCGTCTGAACAGTGGCGGGAGGAAGATCTCGCTGCTCTCGGGGACCGCCCCGCGCTGACTATCAACATCGCCAAGAAGGTCATCAACGCGGTCATGGGCCGCTATTTGACCACGCGGGCGGATTTTCAGTGGAAACCAGCTAAGAACGCCACTAGAGATCAATCGATAGTTCTTACGCAACTGTTTGATCAAATCCTTGAGCACAACAAATACGATCGCCTAGAGGGCCAGATGGTCCTCAATGCGATTAACTCCGATCGAGGCTACATAGAGTTCTCCCTCAACTTCGACGACAACATTTTCGGAGAATTGAAGTTCCGCGAGCGTGATGGACGTGACGTCATCCTTGATCCTTCGGCGAATCGGTACGACCCGGCCACTTGGACCGAGGTAACGGTGGTCGATTGGCTGAGTCTCGACGATATTCGAACTACTTACGGTCGCGAAAAAGCGGAAAAACTACAGAGCCACGCTACTAGCGGCGACACTTTCGGTTCTGAGTCCGTTCGTTTCGGCGAGTCCAACACCCGTATCGCCCTCCCCGATGGCCCGCAGCGCAAGCAGCTCAGAACGGTGCGCGTCGTCAGCCGGCAGCACCGCAAGATGTCCCTGGTCAACGAGTTCGTGGATATAGAGACAGGTGACACGAGCGAGATCCCCGAGCAGTGGCCCTTGGAGCGGGTGCAGGCCGTTGCTGAGCAGTACGACTTACTCATTCGCCGGCGCATGAAATCGCGTATTCGCTGGACCGTGACGGCCGACAAGGTGCTTCTGCACGACGCTTGGTCGCCGTACGACGATTTCAACCTCGTTCCGTTTTTCCCCTACTTCGTGCCGGGTAAGCCTACTGGCATCATGCGCGACTTGGTGAGCCCCCAGGAGCAGCTCAACAAGACTGAATCTCAAGAGCTGCACATCGTCAATACTACGGCCAATAGCGGGTGGACGGTTGAGCAGGGCTCGTTGCTGAACATGAGCGTGCAGGATTTAGAGGAGCGCGGCGCGGAAACGGGGCTGGTTCTTGAGTACAAGAAGAACGCCAATCCGCCCGACAAGATCCAACCGAATTCCGTTCCGCCCGGCATCGACCGTGTCAGCCAGAAGGCAGCGGCCTATATCAGCGAGATTCCGGGCGTCACAGCGCTGACGGGCACCGAGCCCAAGTCCGAGGTGTCAGGTGTCGCGCTCGATCAAGCCAAGCGCAGCGCGCTGGGTGGCTTGGAGATCGTGTTCAACAACCTCGCTTATACGCGCGAGCTTTTAGCCATGGCCTGCTTGCGGGTAGTTCAGCGCTACTATACCGAGCCTCGAGTGATGCAGGCGACTGATTGGCGAGACCCAGACGAGCCGCAGCGCACCTTCGAGATCAATACTGACGTCATCAACAACATCACGCTGGGTAAATACAGCGTGGTCGTGGGGTCGGCGCCGGCGCGAGATACCTTCGAGGAGACGCAGTTCGCCGAGGCGATGGAGATGCGCCGCGAGGGCGTGACCATACCCGATTACCACATCATCCGGTCGTCTCACTTAGCGAACAAGGACGCGATTGCCGAGGAGAGCAAGCGCTTGCAGGGTCTCGCTGAGCCGACGCAGGAGGAACAGGAGCTTCAGCAGGCCCAGCAGGAGCTGATGCTTCGTGGCTTGCAGGCCGAGGTAGCCGAGGCCGAAGCCAAGGCGGAAAAGCTCATGGCTGACACTTCGCTCGCCGAGGCCAAGGCGCAGACCGAGATCGCTGGCGAGGAGCGCGAGTCGGTGGCCCTTTCCACCGGCCGGCGTCTGGAGCTTCAGCGCTTGAGGGCCGACATTGCTAAGCACATGGCGACCTTGATGAACAAGCTGGAGCTGGCTGGTATTCACTCGGAAAGCAAAGATTCTCTGACTCGTTACACTTCGTTACTGGATTCCGCGGATAAACGTCTCAAGATTGCAAGTGACGCCGAAGCCGCTCGTCGGCAGAGCGATTCCCGCGCGAGCCGCGATAACACTCAATAATAAGGAGCGCCTTTACCATGGCCAAGAACGACAACCAGGATAACAACCAGGACAACCAGGACAACCAAGACCTCGAGCCCCTCATTCGCGCCGGCGCTGAGCCGTTCGCCGACGAGGGGGATGATTCCCCGGGCGATCGGGGCGATTCGGTCGAGGCCAGCGCCGAGGCTCCTACTTCGCCCCCCGCTGAGGCCCCCGCTGAGGCCCCCGCTGAGGCCCCTGCTCCTGCCGCTGCCGCCAAGCCAACAGACGAGGGCGGCAAAACGGAAACCCCGGCTGCTGAACCCCAGCAGGACGATCAGCAGGACGATCAGCGCGGCCCCAAGTGGATGCCCAAGGCTCGTTTCGACGAGGTCAACGAGCGCCGCAAGGCCGCCGAGGCCAAGCTCGCGGAGATCGAACAGCGCCAGCAGGCTGCTCAGCAGGCCGACGAGGGTACGTTCGACTTCGACGCCAAGGAGAAGGAGCACGCTGAAGCGGTGCTCGACGGTGATGTCGACAAGGCCATCGCGATTCGCAAGGAGATTCGCGAGGCCGAACAGGCCCTCTACGAGAAGCGCTCCCACGCCTCTTCAGATCAGGTGCGCCAGCAGGCCATCGCTGAGATCAAGGCGCAGGAGACGATTGACGAGCTTACCAGAGCGTACTCGGTTTTCGACCCCGACAGTGAGTCTTACGATCAGGACATCACTGACGAGGCGCTCGCACTCAGTGAAGCGTTCCAGACCCGCCAGAACCTGTCGTTCGACAGCGCAATACGCAAAGCCGTGAACTACGTCGCCAAGCAGCACGACCTCAAGCCAACAGAAGCGGCGGCCCCGGCGGAAGGTCTGAACGGTCAGCCGGGCAAAAACGAGAGTGGCAAGCCTTCCCGAGAAGCCACCCAAGCGAAGGTGGACGAGGTCACGAGCGGGCAACCGCCCCAACACACGGCCAATCGTCGTGAAGAGGCGGGGGAACGCGCTATAAGTGATCTGAGCGACGAAGAGCTGGACGCGCTGCCCATCGCAACGTTGCAGCGTATGCGGGGTGACTTCGTCTCTGGTGCCGCGTAGCAACTTTCAATAACAAAATACGCCCTAAAGGCACCCTTGAGCCCCGTTTCAACCTGACGGGGCTTTTTTTGCTGCAATAGCAGCCCCTTACGGGCCCGCCGTAGAGTCATAATCCTCGCTATCTACGAGCGCATCGTAGACGACCCTCCAGCCGGCGTAAACGGCTGCTATGCATGACTCGCCGTGGGCGCAAGGCGTAAAAACGCAGCGCAGAGAAATGTGTAGGGCAATTACGCCCGGAAAAACAAGAAAAACAGGAGGGTTTACCAGTGGCCAAGACCAACTTCGGTAAGCTGACCGACGAACAGAAGACGGTTTGGTCGCGCGAAATCTGGAAGACCGCGCGGCAGAACTCGTTTGCCATGAACCTGTCCGGTTCTGGCATGAATTCGGCGGTTCAGCGCATCACCGAACTCACCGAGACCGAGAAGGGCAAGAGCGCCGTTCTCACCCTCGTCCCTGATCTGGAAGGCGACGGCGTCGTAGGCGACTTCGAGCTGTGGGACAATGAGGAAGAGGCGAAAGCCAAGGACCAGAAGATCTTCATCGATCAGCTCCGGAACGCCAACCGCCTCAAGGGGCGCATGGCCAACCAGGAGTCGGTGGTCAACTTTCGCGAGACGTCGCGCGACCTGCTGTCCTACTGGATGGCGGACCGCATCGACCAGACTTTCTTCCTCACCGCATCTGGCTGGGATCCGCGCATGAAGACCAACGGAGCGATCCGTACGGGCTTCTCCCACGATGGCACGACCTGGAGTCGCACCGCGGCTGCCGGCCATGCCCTGGTGGATCTGGAGTTCTTCAGCGATCCTGATGGCTCGGATGCGGACCGGGTGAAGGCCCCGAGCGCCAATCGGTATTTCCGATGGGACGGCACGTCCGGCGACCTGAAGTCCGGCGATGACAACACCAACGTCGTCGCAGCGGATACGCCGTCGTACGCGATGCTGGTGGAGCTGAAGGCGTTTGCCAAAGACCGACGGCTGCGAACCATTCGTGGTGGCCAGGGTACCGAGCTGTACCATGTGTTCATGCATCCCAAGGCCCTTGGCAAGCTGAAGCTCGACAGCGACTTCCTCGCCAACCTGCGTAACGCAGGTCAGCGCGGATCCAGCAATCCGCTGTTCAGCGGCGCCATCGTCACGGTTGACGGCATCGTGATCCACGAGAACACGCACGTCATCAACACGCTCGGTGCGACCGCCGGTACCTCTACGAATGTCGGTGATCCCGGCTACAAGTGGGGTCCGAATGCGGATGTCGACGGCTGTCGCATTCTCATGATGGGCGCGCAGGCGATCGGCCTCGTGGACCTCGGTGCACCTTCTTTCGAGGAGGATAGCTGGGACTACGAGAACCAGAACGCCATCGCGATCGGCAAGATCTTCGGCCTGCTGAAGCCGCAGTGGTTCTCGCCGATGGACAACAGCGACATCGCAACCGAAAAGGAGGATTTCGGTATCGTCGCAGTTGACGTTGCCATCTAACTCCTTCGCAGGAGCCGTGCCTGGGTGGCCCTTCGGGGCCACCCCCTTTTTAGGAGATCTCTGTGGGTATCAAAGTCCGCAATCCTTCCGATAAACCCGCCCGCGCGGCCATTCCCCAATGGTGTTCTAGCGCAGCTGCTGGAAAAGGGCTGCGAATTGCTTTCGAACGAAGCGGGCGTTGCATCACTCAAAGCGGGCTTGGCCGGTATTAGCCCTGATCCGGCAGAGCGGAGGGCTCAGGTCGATGAGGCGGTGAAACAGGTGCTACGCTCTGGTTTACCCCAGGATTTCACGGGGCAGGGCGCTCCGCGGGTCAGCGCCGTTCAGCCTCTACTGCCGTTCCATGTGACTCGCGAGGAAGTGCTCCAGTCCTTCGATGACATAGCGGCCGATGACCAAAGCCAGCGACATAGTTGATCGGGCCTCTCAGCTGCTCAACGACCGCGGTGAAGTGTGGCCTCGTAGCGAGTTGCTGGATTATCTGAACGCCGCCCTCGGCAAATTGGTTGATAAGGTTCCAGATCAGTTTGTCACGGACGAGGAGGTAGTACAGGTCGCTGGCGTTCAGCAAACGCTGCCGGCCGGCGGCGTGGCTTTCATGCGCCCGCTGCACAACGTCGATGGTCAAGGCAACGCAGGTCGTGCTCCGCGGCTTGTTTCTCGTGATCTGCTGGACCGCAGCTCCCCCAACTGGCAGTCAGCCACGCCGGGTGAGGCGCGCCAGGTCGCGCATGACCCCCGTTACCCCCGCACATGGTGGGTATCGCCGCCCCAGACCGGCGGTGAGAAGATGCGTATCGAATTCGTTAAGCGGGCAGATCTAATTGACTTCGACGACCTTATCCCGGTGGATGCGCGCTATGAGTCTGCGCTGGTCAACTACGTCTTGTACCGGGCCCTTAGTAAAGACGAGGACTACGCGGCGCAAGATGGCCGGGCGGCGCTGCATTTCGCTGCTTTTCAGGATGACGTAGGCAATGGCCCAGATACAGGATCTAATTGAGCCCCTGTTTCCGTTGGTCGGAGATGCGCCGGACCAACTGCTGATTTCGGCGTACCGGACCGCGGCTCGCGAGTTCCTCCGCAAGACCTACGCATGGAAATCGTTAGATTTGGCCATTGCGCAGGGGGCCGGTGCAGGGGAGTACGACATCACTCCGCCGACCGACGGGGAGGTATTCGACTTTACCTACGCCGAACATGAGAATCATCGTCTGGAGAAGCTGACATACGAGCAGGCACGCGCTCGCAACTTCTCTGATAGCGGCTCACCGCGGAAAGCTCGAATGGGCCCCCTCAATACCTTGATCTTGCAACCGGCCCCTGCTGCGGATGTCTCAGCGGAACTTACTGTTCGGGCTGTGATACGACCTACGAAAACAGCTGATGAACTACCTGACGACATCGTGGACCGTTTCTGCGAGTCGTTTGAATCGGGTGCGCTAGAGATTTTGATGCGCACGCCCAACCAACCATGGTCAGACATCAACATGTCTCGGTATTACCGGGGCCTGTTTCGGGATGACATTGAGGAGGCGGAGTTACGAGCTACCGATGAGTTTATGCGCGGTGTACCGCGCAGGGTCAGGTACGGTGGGCTCTAACACATGGCGAAAAGATGCCCGGTTTGCGGTCACTGCAAACAACCAAAGGATTTTGGTGAGAATAGGTCGCGGCCCGGGCGAAAAGCTATCAACTGTTTGGCATGTGAGCGAGCGCGGGCGCGCCAATACCGAGCAACACTAGGTAGTCGACAGAATGTGGCCATCCCGGAACAAAAGAAATGCTGTCGGTGCGGGGTAACTCAGTACTCAGAGGCGTTTTTTCGTGATCGAACTCGTTCGGACGGGCTTTGCCACATGTGCAAGTCGTGCCGCCGGGTTTGGATGAGGTCCGAGAAACAAAGGGCTCGTCGACTTCTTACCAACGGCGTACGTAAATATAGGCAGAACAAATGTATGCCCCCATGGGCGGACAAGGAGGCCATCGAGCAGGTTTACAAAACAGCTGCGCGCGCAACTGAGTTGCTTGGAGAACTTCATCAGGTAGATCATATTGTGCCGCTCCAGGGCGACGGAGTCTGTGGTTTACATGTTCACTATAATCTTCGTGTTATCCCGCGCCAGGATAACTTACGCAAGGGTAACTCCATGCTGTGGGGGGATGAGTAAGAAATGCCAATGATCCGATTGCGGGGTTTTCTCGGCGAGTTACCCGCGTTGAATCCGCACTATCTTAGTGACCGCAATGGGCAGATAGCACAGAATGTTAATCTGCGTAGCGGTTCCTTGCGTTCGTTGCGCGGTTTGCTGTCGTTCCGTGACACTACGACTCCCACAACCCCCGAAACCATATTCGCTTATCAAGGTGACTGGCTCGAGTGGAGTGAGCAGGTCGATGTTACTACGTCTCCGGTGCCCAACGACGCTGACGAACGTGTGTACTACACAAAAGACCCCGACGGCGCGACCCCCGGGCTTTGGTTCACTGACAAGAGCATTTACAACTCAGGCGGTCCGCCCTTCCCCGGAACGGAGCACCAGGCGGGTGTGCCCGCCATTGCGTCTGCGCCAACCGCCACGCCCGATGGTAGTGGCTCGCTTGGGGGTTCTCGGTTCTATGTGGTCACGGCGGTCAACACGTACGACGAGGAGGGCCCACCGAGCCCGACTTCCTCTGAAGTGACGCTGTCAGGCCACGATCACGTAGACCTGTCCTGGTCAGCGCCTCCTGCCGGCGATTACGCTCCGGTTAGTAAGTACTTCATTTATCGGACAAATTCGCTCGGCACCGCGTTTCAGTTCGTGGGTGAGACTGCATCTACGTCGTTTGTGGACGACGTGGAGATCTTGCAAGAAGAACTCGAAGCCACTGAGTGGACTGCGCCGCCAACTGATATTCACGGCCTGATTGCTTTGCCGAACGGCACGCTGGCGGCTTTCCGCCGCAACCAGGTTCTGTTTTCCGAGCCGGGGCTGCCGCATGCGTGGCCGTCGGCTTATCGCTATCCGGTTGATTACGACATTGTTGGTCTAGGTGTGATTGACAACGGGGTCATCGTGATGACGGTGGGTCAGCCCGCGCTGTTGCTTGGTGCGCACCCTGGATCTATTCGTGCTGCGAACCTCGAAGTGCCGTTTGCGTGCCTGTCTAAGCTGGGCATCGTGCAGATGGGTCGGACCGCAGTAGTCTACCCTTCGGCCAGGGGTCTCGTTCGTGTTACGTCTGCCGGGGCTCAACTGGTCACCGCGCAGGTCTTCGACACGGAGGACTGGGAAGCTTTGCAGCCCTCCACCGCGCGCGCATTCAATTGGCGTAATCTATACGCTTCGTTCTATACGTCGCTCGAAGGCAATCAAGAAGGGTACATCCTCAATCCCGCGTCCCCGACCGACGGCGTCGTCACTGTTTCGGGGTTCTCGTTCAAAGGCGTGTACGAAGATCCGACTGATGGCGACGTGTTCGTGGCATCGAACGACCGGATTGCTGAGTGGGATGCCGGTAATTTGCAGCAGTTTCGTTGGCGGTCCAAGCCCTTTGATCAATTGAGCGTTGCTGCCTATACTACTGTGCAGGTCTTCGCAGAAGACTACCCTGTAACGGTCAACGTCTATCGGGAGGGCCGGATGCAGGCGTCTGTTCGGGTGGGGAGCAAGCAGGCGCGGCGAGTGCCGAATAGCGTGATAGGTCGATCGTACGAGGTTGAGGTGATCGGAAAAACGGAAGTTTACGAAGTGGTGCTCAGTTCTTCGATGCAGGCTTTGAGGCAAGTCTGATGGCTCGGGAAGATACGTGGGTGATTTGGGACCAAGGCGTTACGTGGCTCGTTCCGCCCCACGACGGGCAGTTTGTCCTCGGGTCTTTTGACCTGGGCTCAGCACTGTTGGTCATCACTATCACGGAGGCGACCTCTATAGTCAATGGCGGTCCTCTTCTCAGTTTCTTAGTGGGCGGCGCAAATGAGCTTTGAACTGATAGACAGCGCAACTGGCTTGCAGGTGCTCATTAAGGCGCCGGCGGAGAGCCGTGTTTTTCGGATGGACTTCAGCAATAAATTGCGTGGTAATTCCATCGCTTCTGCATCTACACCGGGGCAGATTAACCAGGGCAAGGTTGTTGGTTCTTTGAACCTTGTACTCGGTTCGCCCAGCGTAGATCGCCATACGGTGGAGTTCACAATTTCTGGCGGCACCGACGCGGAGGCATACATAGTGACACTGCTATGCACAGACAGCGCCGGGAACACATTGCGCGGCGCTGGCGTCTTGTTCGTGCGTGCGTGATGGGTACTCGCGCGCGAAAAATTAACCTGCCATCGGGGCTTCCCGTTCAGGTGGACACCGAAGACCCTCAGGAACTGCGGCGGGTCATAAATCGTCTGCTGGAAATCATCCAAACCTGGAACGGCGAAAGTGGCGATCCCGGGGATCGTTTAGTGACCAAGCGAGAATTCGACGCTTCGTCTTAGCAGCCCCGTTGTGGTGTTTGCTAGCGTACCCTAAATGTCTGTCGAACGAGATTTTTTGGTTCGGGTACTCTTGGACAACGTCGAGGCCATTCATTTCTGCGAGATGCTCGGCGAGATAAGTCAGGTTTGGGACGACTTGATCGACAAGCGGGCGGGGCCGACAGACGAGGATATCAACGGGGCTTTTTGGAAAGCACTGATAGCTCTGCCGATGCATCCGTTTTATCGGGAACATCAAGAACTATTAGCCCCGCTCATGCAATCTGCTGCGCTTGCGTGGTTTGATTCCAACGAGCTAAGCAGTGGTACGAAGGACGATGCCACGTTAGCGTGGTTTCTGCGCGATATGTTGACCAACGTGGTCGTGCATTGCGCGTTGATTGTGGGGGGCTACGATTGGGTCCGTGAGGTTGGGCCTTTGATACGCAAGTTCTTCCACGAAGAAACAATCGGCGAATATTTGGTAGAGCACGGATGGGAAGTTTAGGCGGCGGGTCAGTAGATACCGAACCAACCCAGGCGGAGCGGGAGGGAGCACGCCGTGCCGCAGCGCTGTGGAATGATTTCGTGGACCGTTTTGCGCCTGTTCAGGACAAGCTTATTGAGCGCATTAGGGTCACGGAAGATGCGCGCAGCGGTGGTCGGGCCGAAGCTGTAGCTGCTGCGGGCCGGAGGTTCCTCCCCTCCGCTCTACAGGGTAGGAACGCAGCCGGTGGTGTGGCGGCCTCTTCGGGGGCTAATGTACGCGATGTCATTGCGGAAAACAGCGCCCGGCGCAGAGGTCTGTCCGCTGGAGTTGCCTCCGTCGAGCCCCGGCTCGTGGATCGAGAGCTACGTGGTCGTTTGAGCGTTGCCGCGTCTGGTCGCGGACTTCGAGATCAGGCCAGCTTGGCTCTGCGACGCCGTGCGCGCGATAGGACTGTGGCGGAGATTAACGAGGCGTTCAACGATCTCGAGACGAAGCAAAGCTTTATCTCCGCTGCGTCTACGGGTCTTGGCGCATTCGCTGGTACCAAGGCCTTGTTTGGTAGCGGCAGTAGCGGCAGTAGCGGCGGAGGCGGTTCTACCTGATGAACTTCACTGGACTTGCTGCGGCGTTTCAGAACGGCCAGATCAGCTTTAACAACGGCCGCGCTACTTTTAAGCCACCCGATTCGGACGACAACAGCCGGTTTAAGATCAACGAGAGCCGCGCTTCTTCCGATCCCGATCAGGGCTCGGCCAATTTGACGCGCGCTCAGTTCAAGTTCTTCGAGGAGAAGGTTAAGCCCGAAGAGCAGGTCGCTTTGGATGCCATCCTCGATGATGACTTGGCCAAGGACGTCGGCGATCGATCGGCAGCTGAGGTCAGGGATGTGTTCTCCGCTACTGAGGGCTCGGAGCGACGGCAGTTGTCTCGTTTCGGCGTTACGCCTACGACCGACCAAAGGAGCAGCATTCGCCGCCGGCGTGGCCTCGATGAGTCGCTGGCAATTGTGCGGGCTCGGAGCAACACCTCGTCGGTCCTCAACGATTTGCAGGCCGATCTATCGAGGACCGCCCTTCAAATTGGGCGCAACATCTCCGGCCAAGCTGCGGGCGAATTGGACGAGGCGGCTGGTTTGCAGCGTGCGCGCGAACAGGCGGAAGATCGCGCCGATGCGCAAGCTATCCAGAACACTGTTAGCTCGACTGCGACAGGGGCGGGCATCGGTTTCGCCGTCGGCAAGGTGCCCGGGGCGATCATCGGTGGTGGTATCGGCCTTCTGGCGTCTCTCTTGTAACGGTTGTAGGTGCTCAGGATGACTACGTTCAATCCAGCAGAAGATTTTCTCCGCGGGCTTTCGCTTACGCAGGGTCTCCGGCGGGACCGCGAGCGCTTCGAAATGGAGAAGGAAGCGCACGAGCTTGCTATAGAGCGAGATCGGTTCAATTTTCAGGGAGAAAGACTTCAGCGCAGTGTCAATCGCTTGGTTGGTTTGAGCTTGACCCCTGATGGCAGGGTTGATCCAGATCTAATGACTCGCAGGGCACTTCAAGAGAATGGCCCTCTCGTGAAAAACATCATGTCCACGGCCGTTTCTG